CCCCCTCACAGTTTCGACTGGCTCGAAACTAATAAATCACATCATGTCTGCGCCACTGTAAGTTGAATTTTACTATCAAAGCCTCAACGAATCTGATATAGTTATCGAACTTCCCTTTCATTAACTCGCTCAATAGTCCGATCTCGTGATCGCTCATACCTGAATCACTCATCACCTTCGCGGGATCCGATACATCTATCGAATTTCCAGTTAACAACGCTCGTAAATCATCGTCGGGTACTAATTCTAAGTCATCCGTCCCGTGGGTGAATATATTCAGGATATCATCAATCTGAGCAACTAGATCAGATCGCTTCTGTACTTCTGGCATCAAATTCTCCAATACGTCATGGCGATCTCTCCACTCGAATTTTGGCCCCATTTTCTCAACGTCCCATCTACTTAATTTAAATTTGTGTATGTCATTTTGCTTGTTCGGATCCAGTAATGAGGTCCTAGCTATATAACCAATAACACTGAAAGGAAAGTCCTTCTTTCTTTCCGGAAATAACTCTTGTTGTATCCACCTGCTAATCGGGTAATACGTATCCATAGTTCCTTGGAAGCGGCCTTTACTATAGTGAACGCCTAAATATTTAACTGTCACCTCTTCAGTCACTTTGATCCCAACTATATCACCGAATCCATGCATGATTTTATCAACATCGAATGTCCTATCTAACATCAGTACTGTATCGTCGCCCCAACTTAAAACATCCCATTTATGACCAATCAGGGCCATCATTCTTTTTGGGTCCGTATCAGTAACCTTTGAGAGTACTTCGCATACGTTCAGATCATTACCTACCGTATTCACGACACTAGTGAAGCTAGCCCCGGAGGTCATAATCGGTGCTCCCTCGAATATATACGGTCCCTTTCTCGAGAACGTCAATATAGGCATGTAGTACTCAGTCAATAAGTCGTCCATTGTCGCTTGATTACCACCAACGATTTTGTTTATTACTTGTAAAATCTGAGCTCCCCGTGGATGTCCTTGACTTTGATCGTATTTACTATAATCGAGCGGAAGGACATGCCAACCTTTCCTAATAGCCGCATCAATTCTGTTTCTGATCACATTCCTGTCCTGGTTGTGCATTGGTGTTTCCAATATCAACTTATTCATCAATTTAACTACCCTCCTATTCCGCGCCACAGCCACTTTCGGTGACATATATATTCCTCGCACTCTAGGCACGAAATTCTTAGAGTAATACACTCTATCTCCAACGAGTAGGGGCATAGTCTTCTCGGTATGTTGATACCTCTCCGCGTAGGCTGTAAAAGGCTCACCGTGAAGATCGCTGAGAAATTGAACGATCTCTTTGAGTGACATATGGGCCGACTCTCCGCCTATGTGCAAGGCCACATGCAGAGCCAGTAGTATGTCGCTTAGATTTCGATCTCGAGTCGCGACTGGACATGGCCAACCCACATTACGCATTCTGGGTAACGTCATCGGTATTGGCGTTTTTAGATCCAGTTTTAGGCGTTCTCGTATCTTCACATAATATTCATATATCGCTTCTTTTACATTGTCTGGATAGATGTGGTTGCTATTTCCTTGGGCCCCCAAATCACCGAGTAGATCCAAATCCAACGCACCCGGTTTAGTGACACTTAGCGCGCATGTACTAGAGAGTCCCTCCTGGACGTCATAATCAGTCATTAGTGGGCGTAAGCCGTTGGCGTAATCCATGAATATACGTACGAACTCTGCCTGCTGATCCATCCTCTCATTCAAGGTTATATTCTTCCTCATAATCAGATCCTTATACCTCTTATCCATGTATCCACCTTTCTGTACTAGACGCCCTCGTGTAGTTCCTTTCAAACCACCTTCGAAGTCTTCCGACAAATCCGATATAATACTGTCGAAGTATGGCGTGTTTATCGTACTATTCATATTGTCTTAGTATTAGTCGGTGTGACATCTTTATTTGGATCTTCCAGTGTGTGGTCTTTGTTATCATTTTGTGATGATCGCTCTTGATCATCTTCATGACTGATAGCCCCTTTGACAGTACCATTCGTCGATGGTACACCTGGTACGACTCTTGTTGGTGTACCAAGAGCTCGTTTATCACCAACCTCAATCTCATCGACCAGTACAGCGGGATACGCAGCTACGAAGGGTGCTACATAGATCGATAGTTCTGATGGATCTAAATTACCCTCTTCGTATACCGGAAATTCATTGTGGTTCCAGATGTAGTGAACACTTTTGTGATCTGTAAAGTCGAAATACATAACATCACCTGAAAATTGGTTTTTCGCAACCTCAAGTGGAATCCTTAAAGTAACAGCCAGCTGTTCCGGAGTATGTATGTATCTAATCTTTCCAAATTGGCTTAAATATCTGAACATTCCGATATCGCGTACTTTACTTAATGGCAATAGGCGCGTGGAGTATACTACCAAATCATGGTCGAGTAAGTTTGGCAAGTTCGCTCTATATACGTAATCAACTTCAACATTTTTAGCGAAACTTAAAACTCTCGTGTTAACATTTTCAGGTAGTGGAGTATCCAAAGATGATCCTTTTATGATCGGTTGTTTAGCATATTCAACCACGCTCCAGTCATGTGGGTTCACGATGACACGTTGTTCCGAATCATACACTTCATCACGCAGGAAGAAGTCAAAGTTAACGAAACCTTCAGAAATGCTATGATTAATTATATGAGCAGGTTGGTTCAAGAATCTACTTCGCTCTAAACTGCCAAAATTCTTATATTTACCCAAATAACCCCATACGAAGTCAGCGATCTGTTTTTGTTGTACAGGATGCATTTCGGTATATAGAATGCGGTCTGATTGGAGCATGTTCTTTAATAATGCAGCTGTATCCAGGAATGATTCGAAGATGACCGATGAAATGGTAATACCATCTCTGATAACCTGTTCATATGCATCATTTCTGCTATATTTCCGGGTATCTTTAACCTGTTCGATACGTGCTGCCAAAGTACCATACTGCCCGAAGAGTAGTCTTAGGGTGAGGTGGAACTGGAATAGGGTGACGGTTAAATTCTCGGCCCTGGTAGGTACCTCGTTGGGTATCTCAGCAGGCAAAAAGGGTAGTAATTCACCTATTCCCGTGACAGCCATATTGACAAAATCTTGAACCTTTAATTTAACTGTATTTGGAGTAGTGGTCACACCCATCAGGCTACGCAACATGCGGAAGAACGCATGTAGCAGTTGATAATAAGTAACGTTCGTAGTCAAAGCGGCGGAGTGAATTTCATAAACCATCCCTTCGATCACCGGGTGATAGTCTATATAGGGTTTACCCATCGCCACACTACCTATTTTGTTTAATACATAATCAACTTTTGCTTCAGATGATGCACCCGGAATCTTGTCCATAATGGTGTATAGTCCGTCAGCAAATTTATAAATCGGATTCGCGGCGAGTTGTCCATGTATGTAGGAGGCTACCGATTCTGTGGAATCTGATTGAATGAACATTCCATAGAACTGCTGAATTGCGTGAATCACCTGTTCTATTTCAGCATACCCTATCGAAACATTGAAGGTATCTAATAATGAAGAAAAATCCGCACGCTGTAATACATCCTTTAACATTAGAGGTGTCA